TCAATCAAGTAGATCACTTTTCAGACATGGAAATAGTAAAGATCTAATTTTATTTAAAACCTTTTTGCTTTTTCTTAATATAATATACTTATATGTTAACATACAAATCTGAAACATTTGCTGGTGCTTACAAGGAGAGTCTTTCTGATCTACTAATGTGCCCTGAGTATTTTACTCAACCTAGGGACATGAAAATCAAAGAAAATTGTGACGTTGCTCTAGTCATCACCAATCCTCTTTCTTGTCTTTATCAAAATTCAGTTCGTTCTTCTCAATGGAAGTATATTGCAGCTGAACTTCTTTGGTACTTTATGGGAAGAAACGATGTTGAATATATTGCAAAGTTTGCTAAGTTTTGGGAATCCATCCAAAATGAAGACGGAACAGTAAACTCTTCATATGGACACCTGCTTTTTACAAATACTAACGAACATCAGTTTACTCAATATAACTGGGCATTTGAATCCTTAAAAAAGGATAAAGATAGCCGCCAAGCAGTTCTACATTTTAATTTACCTACCCATCAGCGTGAAGGAAACAAGGATTTTGTTTGTACAATGTATGGAATATTTCAAATACGTAACAATAAATTGAATTTTACAGTAAGTATGAGAAGTAATGACGTTATTTTAGGTCTTCCTACAGATATTGCATTCTTTGCTACTCTACAATCTCAAATGCTGTTTCATCTAGTACTACATGGCGGAGAAGATTTTAAGGATTTAGAACTAGGTACCTATACTCACATTGCAAACTCTTTTCACTTATATCAGAGACACTTTGACCTCGTAGAAAGAATGATAAGAGAACCATTTGCTCCATTAAACATTCCTAAAGTAAGAGAAGAATTAATTTCTGTTCAAGGAAAGCCATCTCCCTTATTTAATAGGCTATTCTCTACTCAAAATGATCTTTCTGAAAGAATGGGAGATGAACTAATGAATTGGATAAAAAATAACTTAAACTCATGAGACAATTTATCACAAAAGTTGCTGCTTTCTTTATAACTGCACTACTCTGTACGTATGTATACATTTGGACCGGCTTAAATGCTATATTTAAAGTCGATATAACGTATATACAATGGTTAGCTATTCAATTAATACTTAATTTAATTATAGTTGGGCCTTTACTTAATAAACCATTAAACAAAAAGAATGAATCAAAAGGATCTAAAATATCACTTGACATACCTTGAAATGGCAACTGTGTGGTCTACTCTGTCTTGCTGTAAACGCAAGAAAGTAGGTGCACTTATCGTCAAGGATGGTACTATAATTTCAGATGGCTTTAATGGGACACCTAAAGGCTTTGCAAACGACTGTGAAGACGCTAATGGTAACACTAATTGGTATGTTTTACATGCTGAGGCTAATGCTATGTTAAAGGTAGCAAAATCAACTCAAAATACAGAAGGTTCAACCTTATATGTAACTTATTCTCCATGTAAAGACTGTTCAAAACTGATAATTCAATCAGGAATAAAAAGAGTCATATACAAGGAAGAATACAGAGACATTTCTGGTGTAAAAATATTAAGGGAGGCAAATATTGATGTCATCCACTTGGGAATTTAAAAATGGAAAATAGAAAAATTGATGTTATATTCGTTAGAGAATACAAGAGTTTCATAGGAGCTTTTAATAAAAAAAGTAAGTCTGATTATCTTCTAAATGTCACTAAAATAGTTAGAGACAAATTTAACACTCGATTTTTAATGCCAAATAAAGTTCAATCTTTTTTGCTAAATTACGAAGTTAAAAAGCTACTAGATAAAGCAATCAAAGTAAAGAACAAGAAATATACTAGAATAATTTATCTAAACACTAATCTATCGATAAGTACAGTTCTAAATTCAATAGATTTTATTAATGAAGAATATTTTGATTTAGAATTTAGCTATTTCATGATTCCATCAAAAGAAATAGAAGAAGACTTTGAGTTAATTAATAATCCTAAGCTAGAAATATTAGATCCAGCTAAGATGAAAATACTTACAGAAGAGTCGATAGTATAGTTTATTACTACTGTTAATATTAAGAATCTAATTCATCAAGGAATTTATCCATCTCCTCTTTACTTAAACCAAAAGCATCATTAAATGTGTCAGGATTTGCTCCAAGCTGTGATTCTGACTCGTCACTGTCACAACTAGGACAATAATTATTATCATCATCAACTGGCTCACCACAACTTAAACAAGAATAACCGTCTGGATTCATTCCGCATTCTTCAGGATTCATTCCATATTGGTCAGGATTCATTCCACAGTGCATTCCGTATTCTCTTGAATCGTCTTTACCGCAGTTAGAACAGTATGCGTCTTCATCAATAGACGAACTACAACAACTAGACTTGTAGTCGTCTGAACCACCTTCATAACTTCTAAGATTAGCAGCTACATTTGAAATATCATCATACCCTTCGTTTATAAAAGTATTGAAAGAAACTACTTTAGTGTTTTCATCAAGTTCACCTACTTCAACTGTAGGATATGCTGTAAAATAAGGATCTGGATAAGTAAAAGGTTTTTTACCTTCTTGTTTGTATACCAAGTCATGTGTCATTGCTTTGTATGTAGAGTCATATACCTTATGTGAAAATGCAGGGTCACGTTCAACTACTCTACGATATTGAGAAAGCTTAGGGCTCTTGTTAATTAACTTACCTTTTGCATCTCTTGCTTGAATTGCAGAAGCAGGTCCACCGAATCCTGGTTTTTTAAGATCCATATAGTCATTAAATCCTAATAGATCTCGTCTATGTGCGTTAAACATCTCCATCTTATTATACGTTAATTTGTCCAATTCTACTCTCTATAAAGTAGTCAGCTCGATAAGTCATAGCTACATCATATATAGCAGTACCCCCATATTCTAGCGCCATTTCAGTCAGTTTGCCGTCTGGAATAACTGATGGAAACTTAAATTCTCTAAATATCTCGCCAGCCTTATTAAAGATGACTACTGCAATCTCTCCAACATAGCTTCTTTTAAGACCTTGTGCTCCAGTTTGTGGATTATACACGATATCATTCCATGCCCTTAGTATATTGTATACGTATGCATTATTTTCTTCATTTAAGTTCACAGTAAAATTGATAGCCAAGTCAACTGTCGTCTTGTCGGGTGCAGATGCTGCATAACTTCTAGTAGCGAACTTGTATTTTTGTTCAATTAAAGATGTACCTGATGATTGTATTTCAGGCAGTCCGCCTATTTTTGTAACGTGTTCAACGAGTAGAGAAACATTAGGCCCTCCAATTACAGCCGGCGGCGTTATTATTACCTCGAACTGGTTTAAATAAATAGGTTCGTAGTATTTAACTGCAGCTGTTGAGTTTGTCCAATATGGTAAACCTGCCATTTTGTATCGATTATTTTAGTTATTTATTCTTTCTTCTAGTAAATTATTTAGCTTCTCCACTTTCGCTAGGTGGTTTTATTAAGTCAGCTGTAGGTTCTTCGTCTTCCGTATCGTCTTCCGCCTCTTCTTCAGTCGATTCTCCCTCTTCAGGAGCAATTATTGGTGATGCCTCTTGCTCTTTAAAAATTCCGTCAAAGTCTATATTTGCCTTAAATCCTACTTGTGCAGACCTATTACTGTACGTATCTATCTTTACTGAATCTCCTGAAAATTCTAAAAGTAATGAAGGTAATAGAGTCATGAATATTAATTCACTTAAGTTATCTACTGGATCGTACATTGTTGCTTTAGATATAGGCGGCTCTGTTTTATTATCAATAGTCATTCCATCAAATAACCCGCCGCTTGCATAGACTTTAAAGTTATCCCAAGAATTTATAGACTGTCCGTCTAGTGTATCAACCATTCCTGTAGAAAGTTTTAGAGTACAGGTAGGCTTGCTACTCTCTACACTACTTGTTGATATCTCTCTAAGTACAATTCTATCTGCTTTAAATGTTATCTTTATATTAGTATTCTTGAAGTACTTGTCGTTTATTGCCTTTTTCTGTTCAACCGTTAGTGGAATTTTAGTAGCAGGTGGAGTAGTCTCTACCTTAACTGGCTCACTCTCCTTGCTTTCAGGTTCGTCAGTAGCTGCAGGTAGGCTAGCATCAGTAGTCGTTGCAGGTAGACCAGCCGCAGTAGTAGTTGCAGGCAAGTTTGATTCATTGATATTTTCACCGAGTTGTGCTTGACCCTTTCCTAATTCTCCAGCAGTAGTTGTTCCACTTATTTCTCCGCTGTTTCCAACCTGTGCGGCTGTCTGTTGATTAGTCTTGTTTAGGGCGTCAGTAAAGTCGATATTTGCTAAATCATCGGGGTCAGGTTCAACAACATCAGGTATTCCACCAGTAGTCGGTTCAGTCTTTTGATCTGGTTGTGTTGCTACAATACCGTTCATCTCGTCGGCATACGCCTTAGAGAATGCCATTTTTATGTATTCTGTTGCTAGGTCAAGTTTACGTTTGAAAAGGTTTACTTCGCTAAGGATAACGTAATTTAAGGTTGCGTGACCCTCCATAAACTTTAAGTCTGGATAGATGTCTACTTGGTGAAGTTTTCCCTCAACCCAACGCTGATCGTATTTAGCTTCTCCATCAACTATCGACCATCTCATGTCATAGCTTAAGATTGCTTGAAAAACAAAACCACCATCTTTTATCGCAGCATCATCAGCTCCTTCAAATAAATTATGCATTTTTCTCTTTTCTGTCTCGGGTACGTCTATAGTTTTTCCAGATTTCATTATAGATATTACATGAGGCTCCTAGGAAGTTGATAATACCTACGTATTTCTTCTTCTCTTCACCTTCCATGTTTGCAATCTTAGAACCTAATCGCTTAGCATCATTGACTGACAACTCCTCATCTTCGTCCTTTCCGACCAATTTTTTAAGATCTCCCTTCTTTTCTAATAGTGAATACCTTTCAAATCTTTCGATTGCTCTTTTCATCTTATTTTTAAGATTTATTTACTTTATGATATTCTTGTTTCTAGCAGTTGTCATATATTGACTAGTGTACTTACCTATTTGAGGAGTACCTTTACCTTTTACTGGACCTTGTGTTAATCCTTGATTAACTTTTGCTGAGCCAGATCGGTCGTTAGCTAAAATGTTTGCTTTTCCTCTATAGCCAGATTCTGCCTTTTTGAAAGCTGACATGAAC